CACAATAGTTGACGTTTGAATTTTAGTGATTATTATATAGTAGTATTATCACTACAAATCAATGGATCAACGCACCTATGAAAACTGGGTGAAGATAAAGGCAACTTTTGAAGAGTCTGGTAACACAGACAATATGTTTTATTATCGAGCTTGTGAAATTGTCAAAACCCGAAAAGATCCTCTTGCAAAATTTCTTGGAGATGAAGAATGATTCAAGAACAAGATGAACTTATCAGTCGCTCAGAAGTACAGGAGATGATCGATGATGCAATCCGTAAACACAACCGCAATGCTGCAATTATTTCTATGTGTGTCGGTTGGTTTGTTCTTGCTTTATTTGCTGAAGGTCTCCTCAGACTCATAGGTGTTATTCCACCTTTACTACCATGGCTCAAAATCACATTGAACTAATTGGTTGTATATTGTTATTAGTTTTTGCAGGCACAATGTTTTATCAAGGAACTTGTATTCTACGAGGACATCGTGGTTATTCTTTGAGAGACTATCTCAATCAAGATAGTACCAACATGCGTAAAAGAGTAGAAGAACTATTAAAAGACAAGTAATTAAATGGAACTACACATTAAACAAAGGTATCACTTTGCTGCTTCTGCATTTGTGAGAATGTGGGGAAGAGGTGCAATGAGTGATGTAAAGATCAAAGAATTTTGTACCGAATGGGCACATAAAGATGTTGATGCGCCATTGAGTGGTGACATGGATCAATACTTTTATTATGAGTTCAAGACTTGGAGGGGATACTGATGTTTCACCTTGTAGAGGCATTAGCAGCAAGTCAGATTTGGTTGGGACTTTGTGGATTTGGTATTATTGTTCTACCCATTATGGGAATTGCTTTTATACATAAAGACAAATAACTTTTATAAATATTTGGGAACACAAATACTATTCCCAAATGCAAACAAGAGTTTGTAGATCTTGTGGGTGCCAAAAGACCCTTGACAATTTTGCAAATGCTGGTATAATTAAGGGAGTCGAATACAAAAGACATTTATGTATTCCTTGTTATTCACTTTCTAAAAAACCTAGAAAACAACGTATAAAAGAAGAATTTAATGAATGGAAAAAAACTCTTAAATGTTCCCGCTGTGGAATCAAAGATCACAGAGTTTTAGAATTTCATCATACAAATCCTTCTGAAAAAGAATATGCTGTTTCTAACATGATTGAAAGGGGACTTGGAAAGGAAAAATTAAATAAAGAAATATCAAAATGTGATGTTTTATGCGCTAACTGCCATAGAATAACTCATTATGAAATTCGTAACGGGGTGTAGCTCAGAGGAAGAGTGCTGGTTTTGGGAACCAGAGGCCGGGATTTCGAAATTCCCCACCCCGACTTATAAAACTTACTTATGAAAATGACACAAGAACTTCAATCATTCACTGTAGAAGAATTTCAAGCAGACTTTGATTCTTTGTTGGATAGAGTAGAAAATGGAGAATCGTTTCTCATAACAAGCGAGCATGGAAATGCTGTTATTGTTCCTTACAACGAAGTCATAGAAATATTCGAAGATGCTAAAGTGGATGATGAAGTCATACGCATCCACATTGATCACGAAGAAGGATCATAAGGGAGCATAGCTTAATGGTCAGAGCGGCCTGCTTATAACGGGTTAGTCTGGGTTCAACTCCCAGTGTTCCTATTGCTCCTTTAGCAATCTGGTGAATGCACCGAACTCATAATTCGGCAGAGGTGGGATCGTTCCCCACAAGGAGCACTTGACAGAAACACTGTCAAACTAGTATAATATCAAAGTCAACATTCAAACTAATGACTCTTACAGCAAAATTCAAGAAAGACATTCAAACTCTTCGCGGCGCTGCCACCGGCGATTTCTATCTTGATGTAAAGAATCCGAAACTTTACAAAAAGGTTCGTCGCTATTATGAAAGCGAAGGCGTAGTATTCTCTGGTGATCCTTTGGATGATTATGAGATGCTTATGGAGTATGTCTACAATGATCTTGAATCTGTCGAAGTAGCATGAACATTATTCTTGAACGATTTCCTTATCGTTATATAGAATGTGGAACCCTAGATAATGGGTTCCCCGACTATCGAATTCAAAAAGCAGATAGTTGGACCAAACGTTATTCGGACATGTATTTGTGTGATAATGGAATGCAATTGGCAACTGCTATGGAAGATTTTGAATACACCAAATGGCTTGATCCAGAGGGTGTACCTTGTTATGTACGAGATGATAAAGACACGGATGGTCTATAACAGCACTGGTCGGGAGCAAACCCCTTATGTCTAAATCAAGTATCTTAAGGTATCTTGGAAATTTTCTCCTTATTACTGGTTATCAAATCATGTTATGGGGAGAGTTTAAATATGGTTTAGTGTTAAAATGTATTGGAGGTTTACTTACAGTACCTTTTGCAATTAAACTTAAACTTTGGGATGTATTATTTTTATGTACATTCTTTGGTATCTCCGAAATATCAAAGTTAGCCCAACTTTTCCTAGTTCAGTAAAACTAGGTGGTGGAGTCAAGTGTACCTCAAATGAAAATTAAAACAATTTACTATCACCCAGTTCCAGAATCACCAACTTCAGTTGAGAATTTAAACGTTCCAATAAAAGTCGATGATACATACGTACAAAAATCAGAACTTTTAAATTGTCCAGTATGGAAACATCAAAGCTCTAGAACTTTCACTGTATATGCATCATCAAATTTGCATTTACAAATAGATAAAGAATCGAGTTCGATCTGTTCAAACAATTTAACTCAGGAGCAACTTGATCAATATATTAATTTAAAGCATAATTCTAAAGAAACTCTACGTTCTCTTACAAATAATTCTTTAATATTACAAATTAATACTTTGTATAGTAATTTTTACTGGACTTATGATAAAGACGTTTGGATTTCTATTCTTCCACATCCATTAACTGCATTAAATAATAATTTTTATCATTGTGGTGGATCGTTTAATTTAAGTAACTGGGATAGACAAATAAATATTGGCGGAATTATGGTTGACATCGACAAACCATTGATAATTAGAAGAGGTGATCCCCTTTATAATATAAAATTTCATACAAAAAATCATAATGATCAATTTCAATTAATTTTCAAAGAAATTGACTATAAAAAATATGAAGAAATGCTTAAAAGAATATCCTTTGTTTTATCAAAGGGACATAGTTTAGATTTTAATTATGGCAATATTCTTTTTGAATCAAAGGAAAAATCCAAATGTCCTTTTAGATTTTTTTGGAATAAATAAGTTTCTTATTTCTTTAAAAAGTAAGTGGTGCGGATGGGGTAATCCCGCCTGGTTTCCAATTTCCAGTTAAAGAATTGGTGGCGAGCCTGAGTTACAGGGGGAGTTGATAACAACTCCCTTTTTTACTATAAATATTTTATTAGACTGGATACCGAATGTGACAAAAAGATTTATTGAATTGGTAAAACAATCTCCAATTGCAACAGAAAAATTTATCAACCATTGCATTGAAGTATACGAAATACTAAAAAAACAAAATGAGTCTGAACAATTGTGCAACGCCGGATTATACCATTCAATTTATGGCACATGTTATTTTAATGACACTGTTCAAACAATAGAAAATGATAGGGACTTAATAAAAAGTGAAATTGGGGAGTATGCAGAAGAATTAGTATATAAAATGTCTGTGTTAAATGATGGAGAAAATGATATTATAAGAGGAAATTTTAATTGGGATATTCAAACATTATCTGATATAATAAAAATTTGTAAAGCAAATCTTATATCTTTAAACTCAAAAAATTCTGATTATTACATACAAATATATGATATTATGTTGGAACTTTTGGGTAGAGGAATAAATCCTTTTTCTAAAAATTCTGTTGAAAATGACATTAAAATAATGGACAATCTATTTCCGTATCAGTTTGTTTGTAGTTTGTATTCTTTTACCCGCAACTCTAATTATAGTTGTGCTCATGCAAGTACTATTTTTTCTAAATATAAAGATCTTACTACCAGATTTGCATGTCAATTATCTAAAGAAGAATTTATTAGAACGGGATTAATACCATATATGAGAAGAATTGCAAATGAATTGGGGCAAGATTTGTTTTTAGTACAATATTATATTGGGCACTATACAAAATCAACGGCAACAAGTGCTCATGTTGATGTTTCAAATAGTTCAAATGGAGTAACAATTCTCATATATCCAAATCTTGAATGGGACGATATGTGGGCTGGTGATATAAAATTTTATAGTGAAGATTCTCCTTTTCATAAGGTTGTTGATTTTAAACCCGGAAGAGTTATAGTTTTTGATTCCAGTATTAAGCATAAAGTAATGCCCCTTTCAAGTCTGGCTCAAATTGATAGATTTTCTTTCTCTATAAAAGCGAGGACATTCTCAGCTCTTTCAATACTTTCAAGAGAACAACTTAAGGATGTTATTCACATTCCTTGTACTTGACAACAACTCCCTTTTTTTGTATGATATATACTGAGAATAACTAATAACTTTTTTATGGGTCAATATGTAAAGAAGGCACTGGTCCTTGGTGCTGGTGGTTTTATTGGAAGTCACATGGTCCGCAGATTGCGTTCTGAAGGATACTGGGTCCGTGGTGTGGATCTTAAACTTCCTGAGTTTTCTAAGACAGAAGCAAATGAATTTGTAGTTGGAGATCTCCGTGATGTAGATTTCGTTGCTCGTGTTCTGGAGTGGAAAGGAGATGCTGGTAATTTCTATCAGTCAGTTCCTTATCGCTATGTTCAACCGTTTGATGAAATCTATCAGTTTGCGGCTGATATGGGTGGAGCAGGATTCGTTTTCACTGGAGAAAATGATGCAGAAATTATGCATAACTCCTGCACTATTAACCTGAACGTTCTTGAAATGCAACGTCAAATGAATGAGCGTCATGGTAAAAATGTAACTAAAATTTTCTATTCTGGCTCTGCTTGCATGTACCCAGAACACAATCAACTTGACGCAGACAATCCAGATTGTCGTGAAGAATCCGCATATCCTGCTGCACCAGACTCTGAATATGGATGGGAAAAACTTTTCTCTGAGCGACTCTTTTTCGCTTATCATCGTAACCATGGGATTCCTGTTCGGGTTGCTCGTTATCACAACATCTTTGGTCCTGAAGGAACCTGGGAAGGTGGAAGAGAAAAAGCACCCGCAGCGATCTGTCGCAAAGTGGCCTACCTCCCAGTTGCAGGCGGGAAAATCGAGGTGTGGGGAGACGGTTTACAGACTCGTTCCTTCTTGTACATCGA